GCAGTTGGTATTAAATTAAGAGCACCAAATAATACTTGCGCATTTCCCATTGCTTTTAATCCTTTTGCTAAATCTTTAAGTTTATCACCCATAGATTTATCTTTATTAGTGGCATCGGCTGCTTCTTCTATTGATTCCGGTGAAGTTAAATCATCAACTTTACTTTCTGCCATTTCTGATAGTTTATCACTAGCTTTGTCTTGTATGGTATCACTTGCTTCTTCTGCTATACTAGGTGTTGCTGTAAATAATTGTTGTATTTGATTTATAGGCCACATTAACAATCCTTTAAGTGTTTTCAACGTACCACTTAAAATACCACCCATAAACCCATCCATTGCTTTGAAACCAGTACCAATTTGACCAGCTGCAATAACCATACCGCTTAATCCTTGCAACGATGTTCCTAAATATTTGTTTAATCCTGCATCAATACTTTCACCCATCATACTGAATTTTTCATTCATTTGACCACCTATTGTATTTGCATTCTCTTGTTGAGTGACCATTTTTTGCATTTCTTCAACGGTTACTCCCATTAATTCAGCTGCTGCTTTCTTTTGGAAATAATCCATTTTATTGAAAGCATCCACACCACCCAATGCACGCAATGTTTCTTTTGTTGAACCCTCTATATCACCCTGATATGCCAATTGTCTAGCTTTATCCAAGTTAATATTTCTACCCAACATTGCACCCAATTCTAACTCTTTACCTATTGATGTTTCAAAATCTAATAAATTATCAGCAATACCGGTCATAGTTTTCAAACTAACACCCATCTTTGCAGCTGCGGCGGCTGCGGTAATTAAATTTTTACCACCATCTTTACCAAATAATGCAAACTCTTCAGCAGAACCTGCTACATCGGACATTAAATCTGCTGGAATTATACCATTTTGTTTTGCAAATTCTTGTGTTGATTTAGCTAAATCTAATGCAGTAGATGCACTATTACCATTTAATCGTGCAAATGTACCTAATAATTTAGCACCTTCTACACCACTAATACCCATATTAGTAGATATTAATGATGTTGCTGCTTGCAATTCACCACTAACATTGTTTATTCCACCAAAATTACTAGCTAATTCTTTTGCATTAGCAACTGCGTTATCATCAATAAAAGAAAGTGCCGTAGTACCAATTTCACTTATACCACCTAACTCACCTCTAACTTTCCCCCATTGAGTAGCAAATGCACCTGCTGCAAATAAACCAGTTGCAACAAATCCTTTGAAACCACTTGTTAATATACCTAATGTATCTAAAACACCATTTATTGCTTGCTTTATTCCCTTATATACACCCAATTGGGCTTCTAATTGCGCTTTTTGCTCTTTATTTAATGTTGAAAATCGTTTTGCGATTTCAAATTGAGATTCTAAATTATCTAATATTTTACTATCTTCGTCATTTAAGTCACCCATTGTACCTTTTAACAACTTAAATTCATCATTCAATGCTGCTCTTTGAACAACATCGGTGATTGATAATTGAGCCATTTCTCTAGAAATTTCTGCCATTCTACCCATATCAGTAGTTTGACGGTCAGATAGTGATTTGGATTTTAATGTTGCTGCTAATCTATGTTGTTCTTTTTCTGCTATTCTAGAATATAAATCACCTAAATTAGAGTTTGCTTGTTCTTCTGCCATTAACCCGGTATTACGGGTTTTATTTATTTCTTTTAATTGTTTACCTATGGCAAGTTGAGCTTTTTTTTGTTTTTCTATTAGGGCAAGTTTCTGCGCTTCATCTTTTGTGGAATCTTCATTTATTTTTTTAATTTCTTCCTTTATTTCCTTTTCACGCTCTAGTAATTTTAAGCGTGTATCTAATGCCTCTGCCATTTATTATATATTATTTACCATATTTTTTTAATAATGCAAGAAATTCATCACCATCTTTTTCAATTTGTTCCATTGCATCGATAAGGTCTTGTGGTAATTTGTTACGCTTTGCTCTATCCAATGCAGCATTTGTAGCATTGGTTTTTAATCCATCAAAAAATGAATCACTAAAGTTTTTCAATGTACCAAATAAACCTTCATTAATGAGTTTTTTATTATTTTTTGACATAATTTATACGTGTTTATATAGTATAAATATTGAATAAAAAAAAAGTGAGGACTATTTCATCCTCACTCTTCCTGCTTTTGATTTACTTTGAGCAGCTTTTATTTCATCTGACTCTTTTTTCTTAACCTCAACCAACTTCTTAAAATAAAATCTTCGAAGATGTATTGGCATTGTATAAACCTCTGTCCAATTAAATCCATTACCAAAATGAACCATTTCCCATATTTGATTATGGAGAAGTGTTTTATAATCAGGCGGTAGGGTAAAAAAAGTTAATCCCAAATGGGATATCTAGTGCCTCCACTTCACCTGTTATATCTGATACAAAGTTAAATTTAAGGTCTAAATCTGGACTGATTTCTTTTACATACTTTCTGAATGCTTTTGTATCTAATGCCAAAAATCCATTTTGAATCCATTTATTAATGAAGCCTCTATCACTATTACCATCTACCGATAAAATCATATATCTAAAACGGGTTGTTACATCGGATGCATTACCATTTCCTTTGTTTAATCGTTCTAATGCTTGATTATCTTTGTTGATATCTTGCTCATCTGCGTGTGTTAATAATTTGAATTCAATTACCTTTTTACTTTGTGGTAATGTGAATTTATACACATTTTGAGGATTTAATAAAGATTCATCAATATCTTTTGTTTGTACTTTTGATAAATCAATTGTTACTTTTTGTTTTTCCAATGTAAATGGGTCAGTCATTTCAACATCATATTCTGCCCCATAACCCAAAATACGAGTTGCTAAAAGAATTGCGTTCTTATCACCAATAAAAATATCGTTTATATTAACACCCGGTTCAACAACAACTGATTCAAATAATTTATCCAACACAACACCTTTTTTAATAAGATTTTGTGATGCTAATATATCTTCCTCTCTTGCCGTCATATATTTTATCTCAACCGTTCCCTTACTTAATGGATTATCTTTTGAATATATCAATCCTTTTGATGGTAATTCGATAATTTCGGTTGGAAATTCAAATTTACTTGTAGTTGCATTTGCACTTTCTGCCATAACTTTAATAATTTAGTTTTATATATATAAATACATCAAAATAAAAAAATTGACACAAAAAAAGGGATAACCATTTGGAAATCCCTTTTCTTTTTATTATAATTGATTAGAATTCTAATATAGCGTAATCATATGTTAATGTTACAGTAACTTGAGCCGGGTCATTAGAAGCGAAATCTAAATCTCCAAAAGCTGCTGAAGTGATAAATGCGCCTTTCAATTTCCATTGTTCGATTTTATCACCAACTGGCCCTAACATATAGATATCTACATCTTTTTTGTACATATCGGCATATCCTTTTCTACCAGTGATTGATTCGTGTGATAAACGAACCCATTCCATAACTGCTTGTGCAGCTGAAGGTACGATTGGGTCATAAAGAGTAATCTCTAAATCTTGCCACTCACCTTTTCCTTGCAATTGTCTTTTGATGTTGATGTGGTCTAATGTCACCTTCTCAAATTGAATTGTAGGTCTATTTGCTGCCTTTATTGTATATGATTCTATTCCATCGATTACCATGATGAAACGATTTTTCATTTTAGGTTCGAAGTTCGTATAGAACATCTTATCAAACTCTAGTATTTCTGCCATTTTATTATTTCTATTTGTTGTTAATAAATATTAGTTTTTCGTTTTTTCCTAATTATGCATTAAAAGATGCACCAGTTGGTAAAATGTTGAAATCAATTATGATGAATTCAGCAGTTTTAGCAGGTTGTAAGAAAATCTGTCCAGCCAATATGTTTCTGTCAATTACATCCGGTGTGTTGTTAGATTCATCCATCACCACTTTGAATGCGTAAAGACCTTGTCTTTGTTGGATAGCTTCTAAATAAGGATTGACCGTATTTAAGAATCTATTTCTTGTTGTTGAAGTATTTTGTTCAAACAATAAGTAACGTGAAGTAGATGCGATAAATTTCTTAACCGTAATCAATAATCTTCTTACGTTGATTCTATCCAATGCAGATGCTTTATCTTGCAAAGTTTTTTGTCCAAATGCTACGATACCCTGACCAGGGAAAGCTGCGATTGGATTTACTTTGTTTTCATATAAAGTATCTCTTTCGGAGTGAGTTAATCTATTTAATACACTAACTGCACCAGTGATACCACCTCTATTCAAACCTGCTGGTGCGAACCATTCTGCTGCTAATCTATCATTAGCTGCAAATACTGCTGGTAATAATACCGATGGTGGTACTGAAGTTAATTTGTTTGTATTGTTATCAACTGTCTTAACCCAAGGGTAGTAAGTTGCTACATAGTTTGAATCTACTGAATTAGATTTTTCAGTTGCAGTTGTAATATCTGCATCTACATCAGTAAAGTCTGCGATATAGAAACAATCTTGTCTATCCTCAACCATATCGATTACTTTTTGAACAACCGATGGGTGTGATTGATAAGTGATACCCGGTGCAACAACCATATTGATATCCCACTCATCTGGATTAGATACAGCGTTGATACCTCTAGTGTATGCTAAACTACCACCTGCTCCTGCCGATGAACAATCAAATCCTTGTGTATTAGCAGCTGTAATATCAGCTCCTTTTTTGTTTTCAATTGTTGGGTTGTTACCATCAAATCCACCTTGGAAAGCCAAAATGAATTGTCTCTTAACCATATCATCTGATTTAGAACCAGTCATTTGCAATGTTAATTGAGCATCAAAGCCAAAATCAACGTTAGCGCCAGCTTGTGGGTTAATAGTTAATGGTTTTAAGTATTGTTTGTTATCAATTTTAATGCCACTTGTTTCAAAATCAAATCCAGCGTAATAAATTGGAGATGATGCCGAGTTAGCCATTGAACCAGTTTGATAAACTACTGCAGGTACTTTTACTGCATCTGCTGCTGCCGTTGTGATTGGATTTGAATATGCTCCGTGTCCAAATGGTGCAGCTGAAATAGGGAATGCTCCTTGCTCTGCTACCTCAATTCTAATATATTTTGATTTGTTTGAGTAATCACCATTTTCAGTAATTTTTCCGTTATCATCAATAGTAATAAATCTATCACCAATTCTTCTTGAAATATAGTTTGTAGATGAAGGGTCTAAGTTTACATTGTTAAATGTTTCATAAACTACCTTTCTCTTATCAGTATCAGCATAAGAACGAATTGTTACAGTAAATGTTGAGTAATCAGTTGCTCCATCTTCACCTGCTGCTTTTACATTAGAAATACCAATTTTGAATTTAGTATTGTACATATTTCCATGTCCTAATGTATGGAACTTAAATAAATCATATCTTTGTCCACTAATCAATTGTGATTTAATATATGGAGTTGAAGCTGCTTGGTATGCAGGGTCAATTGTTGTTCCACTATAATCTTGTGTTGGAAGAACTTTTGAATAAACCGAACCAGTTGTATATGTTCCAAATAAAGATGCACTATTCTCAAAGTAAACGTAAGTATAAACTGGCTTACCAGCTGCACCAACAATTACTGCCTCACCATAGATATCAGAAAGGTCGTTTGCATCCGCAGGAACGATTGAAGCCGATATTGGTGTTATGATATTGTTTCCGCCAGAACCAGAAATGTTTATTTGGAATCTACCTACACTAGATGGGTTACTAGCAATTGAACCAGATATTTGTACTGCTTCATCACCTGTGTTAGATGAATATAATACACCAATTAATCTGTCATCTGCACCACTTCCGCTAGCAAAGATACCTAAAGGACCAATTTGTGAATAACCAGTAATACCTGCTACTCTTACGATAGTTGCTTGTCCAGCTTCTCTAAGGTAGTTTTGTACTGCATATTCAGTATAATATGTTCCATCAGGAGTACCGAAAATATCTTCAAACTCTGATTGCGTTCTAACAATAGTTGGAACGAATGCCGGCCCTTGCTTAAAAGGACCTATAAATGCTGCGCCGATTTCACCGATTCCTTGCGATAAGAAGGATAAATCGTTTTCTCTTGTGAATACACCGGGTGATACAATTCTTTCTGCCATTTTTTTATCTCTAAAATTCTATTTTTGTGTGTGTAAAAAGGTTTTCCAATTTACACATATAAATATAAACAAAATGTCCAAAACACAATTTTTATATTAAAATTATGAATTGGACACTTTACTATTCGTATTTTATTAAATTATACGATATTATTCATTATCTAAATGGGCAGTTGGTCTTGCAGGTGTATCAGTTGTATGAGATGCCCACGGCAAATCACCAGCTAATAATTCTACGTGTACTTGTGTAGTTCTAACAAGTTGTTTTTCAATTTGCTCACTAATATGGTCCCAATAATTAGTTGTTCTATTTGAACCACTAACAACCTCTTTAATCCACCCAATTACTTGCTCTTCAGTTAAATCTCCAAATTCAGTAAAATTGTTAGTATTTATATCAGCAACTTTGAATGGAGTTGCACCATTAAACGATGCAGAATATCCATTTTCATTTATTGCAGTAACAATCCATTGAGTTCCAATAATAACATCGGATAAATCATTAGCGTTTGTTGCTTTTTTTAAGTTTTTTATCTTCCATTCGTATGTATAAGCCATAATTTTAATTGTTTGTATATTGTATAAATATTATTTTTTTTAATTTTAATAATTGGTGTGTTCAATTGGTACTAAATCAAATGCCTGACAAAGTTTCTCAACTAAATGGATATTACTACCTGTCCAACTATCTAAAACTGATTGTGGAACTTGCCAAACGCCTGAATTTATTATTGTGTCCGGTTCGGCATCCGATGGTCTATTCGGGTCTCTAAAACGTAGTTCATATCTTAATTTACAATCATCTCTTCCCAAATCGTAACTTAATACATTTGTTAAAATTGCGTTTATCGTTTGTCCAAAAACGTTTTTATCTTCTATTGTTGTGATTATCATTTTTTTATTAATTAAATACTACTTCCACTAATTGCCGTTTTACCATTAAAGTACCAAGGCATAATTGGTGTTACTCTATTTTCTGCCGTTTTCCCTGGCGTTGCGTTAAAACGTTGTTCTATTGAATTCTTACATTCATCAATATTCATTTTTGCTTTTATAAAATCAACTACATTATCTGGACTTAAATCAGAATATGCAATAAAACTACCAGTGTTTTTAGTTTTGAATTGTAAAAATGTTGTAATATCTGTCAATGATTGGGTTACGCCATTTTCATTAGTACCAATTAAATCCCAAATTACAGCTCTAATAGTATGTGGAAACTCAACTTTATTTATTCTTTCAGTTGCAGTTTCTAATGATTTTAAGTTATATGTGTATGTAATAGCCATATGTTTAACCTTTATTTATTATAATTATAAGTTTTCTAAATTTTGAATTCTACCTTCAATTTGCTCAAGTTTGGATTCCAAAAATGCAATTCTTTCTTCTAAAGCATTACTTTTAGCTTCTAATTCTTTAATACCCTGAACTGTTAATCCGTGAATACCATTATAGTTCAAACTCTTATAATATCTACCAACCGTATCAGGACCTTGGTCAACCCATTGGTCTCTTACAATTGTAGGTAAAACAGCCTCAACTTCTTGTGCAATTAAACCTGCTGAATAATTCTCCGGTCCATCTATGTCGTGCATTGGATTATTTGTCATTGGAGTATTTTCAGCAAATTCGTAGGTATATCCACTAATTTGTGCAATTTTTTCCAATGCATTTTCAATCACATTTAAGTTGGTTTTCAAATCTCTATCAGAGAAACCATTCCACTCCCATTGTGCACCTCTTGTTCTTAGGTGTCCACCATTTTCCAATGACATGGTTTGTGTGTAATTATTAAACCACTCATAAACTTGCCCGCAATTATTGTAATTGTTTCTAACCCAATAATCACCAAAGCCGCGGATTGAATTTAAGAAAGGCCCGTTTGAACCACTATTACCAGTAGACCAACCTATACCAAGATATGCACTATCCTCAGCAACAGTTGCAAAGTGATACATCTCCGCCATTGGTGTATAGTGACAATTTAATCTTCTATATCTACTAAAATTATTAAAATCAGCAAAAAAACTACCATCATCGTTATCATAAATTACATATGTATAAATGTAATTAACACGAACTAAACCACTTGGGTCCATTTGCCAATATGTATTATCTGAATCATAGAATATAGGGCTTCTCATCGAACCTACCGAATAAGTATATCCTCTATAATGGTTGAATGCACTACCATCCCAATACCAAATCCAACTATAACGATTATCGTGTACACCTACGTTATCACCGGTTGTAGACATAAAGCAGTGAGTACTAGATATACCCCAACCAAACCAACCATTACGTCCACCACTATATGTTGTAACGTGACCATATGAGTTACCACCACCTTCGGGTGAGAAGAAACCTCTATCATATGGTTGCCAATAGAATCCGTTTGAAGTATTTTGTCTATACCATCCGTTTACATATACTTGTGCAAATGTAGGACCAGCATCACTTCTTACTGATTGATTTACGTTATTACTCATCCAACCTAAATAACCTAACCAAAGGTCACCACTTCTATTAATGTATGCTCTTTCCGCACCACTATCCGTTCTAAAGATAAAGTATCCAGATAATTGGTGTTGGAAATACATATGGGATGAGTGCCATTGTATCTTATTATATTCACCTTGCCAACCTCCAGGGTCACTATACAACATATAACCCGGTTGGATATAGTGGTTGTTTGAGTTTATAAAGTTTAATCGGTTTGTACCATCAGGGTCACAATAATATCCACTATTATTTGTATCGTAGAAAATAGTTGCGTAAAAATCACCACCAGTTCCTAAATAGATGTTACCAACCCTATAGTTGTACATTGCAACTCTATTTCCATTCAAATACATTTCATTTACGTTGAAATAGAAGTTTGAACGGTCAGTATAAATGTGAGCATGTGATGTGTTAGCAGGTCCAAATTCAATATATCCAGAAGGAGTTTGATGTCTCCATCCCCAAGAACCTCCTCTAAAGTAGTACGAGCCATCACCATAATCGATTTCTGCTAATCGAGAACGTCCATTAGGGTCACAGAAGTATGCAGTATTATTTGAATCGTAGAATATTGGTGCTCTATATGAACCAAATTCCGTTGTATTATCACTATAAGTGTACGTTCTAGCGCTACCATTATATAGTACTCTAAATCCAGGGTTTGTACTTCCA